AAAGATAATAATAAAAATAATAATATATACACAAAAGAATTTGACAATTTTTGGTTACTATATCCCAGACAAGAAAATAAATTTTATGCGTTTCAATGTTGGAATAAAATTATAAGTAAAAATAAACCAGAAGATATAATTAGATTTACAAAATTCTTTGTTAATAAAAATAAGAATACAGATTTAAAATATATTCCTCATGCCTCTACTTATTTGAATAGGAAAATATTTTTAGATTATGAGAACTTTACAAGAATAAGAAAAGATACCATTGCAGGATAAATTATAATATAATAGGAGTAGATATGATAAATGTAGCAAATTTAAGAATAGGCAATAATAAAATAAAATGTCCAGAATGTTCACATACCAGAAGAAATAAATCTGATACTTGCCTTTCTGTAACTGTTGAGACTGATAATAGTTATGTTTGGAATTGTCATCATTGTGGATACAAAGGTGGTCACTCTCCAGAAGAATATAAACCCAAAACTTATGTAAATAAAAAAATATACGCAGTACCAAAGCCTATAGAAAAAAAAGAGAATATGGAAAAACAATATCAAGAATTTTTTATTAAAAGAAAAATATCGAATAAAACATTAGAACATTTTAATATAACTACACAACAAATGAAATTTAATGGCACAGAAAAATCAACTGTAGTATTTCCGTATATTGATAATACTAAAATAGTAAATCACAAATATAGAAGTATAGATAAAGAGTTTAGACAAACTAAAGATGCAAAAAGAACTTTATACAATATAGATTCTTTAAAATATAATAAAGAAGAACCACTAATAATTGTAGAAGGCGAATTAGATGTTTTAAGTTTGCACGAATGTGGATATAAAAAAGTTGTAAGCTTACCAGATGGAGCATCAAAAGAAGCAAAGTTTAATCCAGAAGATAAAAGGTTTGAAGCTCTTAAAAATCATGCAGAAGAGTTAGCAAAAGAAAAAGAAATAATTATAGCAACAGATAATGATGAAGCAGGAAAAGCATTAGCTTTAGAGTTAGCTCATAGATTTGGTAAAGATAGATGCTCTTCTGTTGATTGGGGGTCTATAACTTTAACTGGGGATGTAGTTTGTAAAGATGCTTCAGATGCTTTGACGCATGGAGCGAATGATACTATTAAATTATTCATAGACAAAGCTAAACCATATCCAGTAGACGGATTATATAAGGCAAATGATTATATAAACCAAGTAATGGATTTATATGAAGGCAGAGAAGATAAACCTTTAACAACTGGATATAAAGTATTAGATACAGTTTATAGACTAATGACTGGTACTTTTACAATAGTTACTGGTATTCCTAATCATGGAAAATCAAATTTCTTAGACCAGATATTAATTAACGCAAGTAAACTACATAAATGGAAGTTTGCAATATTCTCTCCAGAACACTCTACTCCGAGACACTTAACTAGATTAGCAGAAAAATATTTAGAGTTACCTTTCATAGAGGGAGCTTCAAGAAAAATGTCAGAATCAGAATTGATACAAGGTATGAAATATTTAAATGAAAACTTTTTCTTTTTAGAATCCAGAGAAGAGAGACCAACAATAAAATGGATATTAGAAAAAGCTAGAGTAACTGTAATAAGAGAAGGAATAAATGGAATAGTCATAGACCCTTATAATGAGATAGATACTAATGATAGAGGAACTAAAAGAGAAGATGAGCATATAAAAGAAATTATTTCAGCTTGTAAAAGATTCGCTAGAACTCATAATGTTTCTGTTTGGATTGTTGCTCATCCTGCAAAAATGCACCGAAACAATGATGGAACTTATCCAGTACCAAGTATGTATGATATATCTGGCTCTGCTCATTGGCATAATATGGCTGATATTGGATTATGTGTTCATAGAAATTTTGAAGATAATGAAACAGTAGTTTATGTTAAGAAAGTAAGAGAACAAGGATTATATGGAGAAATAGGAGAATGTTTATTTACTTATGATGTAGGAGTTAGAAGTTATAGGGAAAAAATGTCAGTAGAATTAAAAGAAGAATTAGATAGCAGTAATGCTTGGTGGAATGATTAAATACTTTTCCACAGTACATCTGCCTGAAAGTCTATCCATAAATTTTTTTTATAAAGTAACAACATCATTTTAATTTGATATTGTTTTGATTCTGGAATTGTAGTTTTACCACTAACATATCTTCGAAAATGTTGGGGAGTTATTCCTAAAGAATGTGCAAATCTAGTTTGCCATCCAGTACCGAATAACTTTCTCCCAATATTTTCTAATTCTTCTGGTGTCATTTTTAAGTATAAATTTTCTCACTATTATTTATAATTAAACCACCAATTCTTTCAAGATATAAAGACCTTTGAATATCCTTAATTTTTCTAGCAGTAGAAGTAAATGCTTGAATTAATCCATAAACAGTAAAATCATTTTCTTTTTCAAATTCTTCTTTTATCATTTTTTCTTCATCATCTGTTGTTTGATAAAATTCTTTTATCTTTTTGTATTTTACTTTTTTTACTTGAACTTCTGTTGTTTGTCTTAAATGTCTTAAATTATTTTTAAACATTTCCTTACTTAATAAATGATTTATAACTTCATCTATTCTATTTAAAGCTTCAGTTGGTATAATGTAATTTGGAGAATATCCCAAAATATTTTTTGAGCCTAAATGAAAAGTATTTGATACTGTTTCTGCATTAGGCAACATTAATCCATTAGTACAAACCAGTCTATATATTAAAGCTGATATAGTAAGAGAAGAACGACCAACTTCTGAGTTTCTTAGATATATACCTCCATAAACAGTATCACTTTGTCGTACACTTCCTATTAGATTAGTAAATCTAATCTTCATGCTCATAATATTTTCATCTTGATAACCAGATAAAAGGACAAAATTACTTTTATCAAATCTAGGTTCTAAATAATTAAGGACTTCTTTATTGTCCATTATTTTATATCTGTCAGATAATAAAGCTCTTAAATCTCCACACGATTTTCCTTTTAAAATATTTTTTATTCTAAATGGTTTTTTTACAGAATGAGTTCTAAAAAGATGTGCTTTATTATCTTTATTTAAAATATTTATAGTTTTTTCATAAAGATTAGGCTCTTCTTCTTTTATTCTTTTATAATAGTGATATGGTATTTTAAATTTACTTGCTAAGTTTTTATGAAAAGAGTTTGTCATGTCATAAACTTTTCCATCTAATACTGCTTGTTTATTATCTATTACAAAAAAATCATTTAAAGAATTTATGCTATCTCTTCTTAATAGTGCAGTAGTGTTTACATTTTTTTTAAAACTTTCGTAATCATATTTATACATATTAACCTCCAATTTATACCTTGATAATAGCATATAATATGCTAGTATGAAAGAATATATTTATCATGGAGTTAAGATGCAAAAAAATGAAATAGAATATGTAGCGATAAAAGATTTAAAAACATATGAAAGAAACAGTAGAATACATAACCAAGAACAAATAATACAGATAGCTAAGAGCATAAAAACATTTGGTTTTACTAATCCTATTATTATTGATGAAAACAACATGATATTAGCAGGACACGCTAGGGTAGAAGCAACAAAGCTTATAGATAAGACTTACTTCCCAGATATAGATGAAGTGCCTTGTATAAGGCTTAAAGAGCTATCAGAGGACAAGAAAAGAGCATATGTCATAGCAGATAACAAAATTGCAGAGAACTCAGAATGGAATTATGACTTGTATATGTCAGAGTTAAAATATTTAAATGATGTAAATTTTGATTTAACAACTATAGGAATAGATGCAGATATGTCTATTGCAGATGCAGAATATAAACCAATAGCAGATTTTGGCTCTGGTACAATACCAAATACAGATATGAATAAAGCACAGAATAATATGGCAAGAGATATTAGTAATATTCAGAAGGATAGTTCAGAAGCAGGAGTAGATGTAGTTTGTCCTAATTGCCAACATCAATTTAAGTTTACAGGTTTTTAATGAGAATAATAGTTAAGGCAGTAAGGGAAAGAAAAGCCTTTATTGAATATTTAAAAACCAATCTACCTACATCAGAATGGTGTTATGATGAAAAAAAATGTGCATTTGATACATTTCTAAGAGCCTTAAAAATGGCTAATAATGAAGCTTGTTTGCATTTAGAAGAAGATATATTGATAACAAAAGATTTTGAAAAAAAAGCTAAAAAAGTAATTACTCAAAAACCATTTAATCTAATACAATTTTTTTCAATGAGAAAAGCAGATAAAGATATAAAAAGTAGATGGGATAGAAATTTCTTAATGAATCAATGTTTTTATGCACCTCCAAACTACAGTAGACTATTAATTGAATATTACTCTGAATGGTCTAAAATAAAACTAAAAGAACATCCTAATGGTACAGACCAGATGGTATGTGATTTTTTAAAAAGCAGAAAAGAAAAATATTGGATTAGTGTTCCATCTTTAGTGCAACATAGAATTTCTGTTAGTATGATAGATAAAAGAAGAGGAAGCACTAATAGGCAAAGTCAAACTTTTGTTGATGGTATATAAATGGATATTACTTGGAACTATAAACTCAAAGATAATCAAAGACCAAATCCTGTTGTTTATTTTAAAAAAATAGATATCCCTAATTCTATATCATATCCAACAAATAAAGAATTAGCTAAAATATTTAAAACAGATTCTTTCTCTCTACAAACTTGGGGTAGGGCAAAAGATAATGAAGGGAAAACAATTTTAACAAATAATCCACATTGGATTGCTGTAAGAGGTTCAACCCCATTACATATAGACCCAAAATATCCTAGATATTCACATCATCTAAAAATAAGAGTAGATAAAAACATATCTGTAAGAGGGTTGAATAAACAAGAATTAAAACTTGAAAGAGGTATTTTCTATATTTTAGATACTCACAGCCCACACCAAGTTCAAGCAAATAAAGGCAGTTATAATGTTGCAGTATCAATAGATTCTAAAATGGTATTACCTATTAGCAAGACTATTTCTAAATGTTTTGATTTTGCTCTTACTCACAATATTATGTATGGTATTTAATGAAAATATATCTGAATAAAAATGTTTATGATTCTGCTATTGAAAGACTAGAATATATTTTTGATGAATTTGAAAATGTAATCGTAGCGTCATCTGGAGGCAAAGATAGCACAGTAATATTTAATCTTGCTTTACAAGTAGCCAGAAAGAAAAAAAGATTACCATTAAAAGTTATGTTCTTAGACCAAGAGGCTGAATGGCAATCTGTCATAGATTATACCAAAGAGATTATGTATCACAAAGATGTAGAGCCTATGTGGTATCAAGTTCCAATAAGATTATTTAACGCTACATCTATGCAAGAAGCTTGGTTAGAATGTTGGAAAGAAGGCGAAGAATGGATGAGAGAAAAAGATGATATTAGCATTAAAGTAAACGATTATGGCACAAATAGATTCCATGATAGTTTTCCAAAGATATTAAAAAAGTTATACCCAGAGCAAAATGCTTGTTATCTTATTGGTATGAGATGTGAAGAAAGTCCTGCAAGAGTAGCATCATTAACTCAGTTGCTTACTTATAAGGACATAACATGGGGAAAGAGGTATACCCCAAAACAAACATTTGAGAAAAAAGGATATGGTCATTATTACTTTGCACCTCTATATGATTGGACACTATCAGATATATGGAAATCTATACATGATAACAAATGGAACTATGCAGACATATATGATAAAATGTATCAATATGGTATATCCCCTATCAAAATGAGAGTATCTAATTTGCATCACGAAACAGCAGTACACCAGTTATTTTTTTTACACGAGGTTGAACCAAAGACTTGGACAAAATTGACAAACAGATTAAAGGGTATAAACCAGACAAAGCATTTAAAACAAAGTGAAATGTTTAGAGTTTCAAAGTTACCATATATGTTTAAGGATTGGAAAGAATATAGAGATTATCTCTTAGAGCATTTAATCACAATCCCAGAGCATAAACAAAAGTTTAGAAAAAGATTTGCAGACTTAGATATTAAATTTAGGCATATGAAAAATAGAAATGATTTATATAAGAAAGAAATACTATCAATACTATGTAACGACCACGAGTTCTTTAGGTTAGAGATGTTTACTCAACATAATGCACACATGATTGCACTTAGGAGAACTATGGAAGGTAAAGTACATAAAGCTCATGATAAATGGAATAAATATATATGGAGTAATGATGATGTTCAAAGACCAACCAGTAAGTAATGTAAAGTGGGTTTCACTAGATGAAGTACAATCTAACCACTATAATCCTAATTCAGTAGCTAAAACAGAGATGAGACTACTCTACACATCAATAAAACATGATGGGTATACTCAGCCAGTAGTAACAATTTATGACGAAAAATTGAAAAAATATATTATTATTGATGGTTTTCATAGATATGCAATCATGAAAGCTAATAAGGATATAGCAGAAAGAACAGATAATAAACTACCAGTAGTAGTTTTAGATAAGACTATGGCAGAGAGAATGGCATCAACAGTAAGGCATAATAGAGCAAGAGGAACTCATAGTGTAGATGGAATGAGTAGTTTGGTTTTTGGTATGCTAGACGAAGGTATTACCGATAAGAATATCTGCGAAGAACTTGGTATGGAAGCAGATGAGCTTCTTAGATTAAAACATATTACTGGTTTTTCTAAACTATTTGAAAATGCAGAATATAAAAAATCATGGAAAACTAAACAGATGATACTCTATGAAAAGAAGATAAGAGAAGATAGTAAAGTGCCAGAAGGAGATTGACTGACACTCTGTAAGCCTTAAAACGACTAGATTATATAACTAAATGGGGATAAAGTATCTTTTCTAGCCATTTCAAGGAATTTCGTATTTAAATTGAAATCTTTGTAGCCTTGTAAAATAGTATCGTAGTAGCCTTGATATGGAGGTGCAAAGTTAGTTCTATTCATTTGATAAGTTAAAATAGTTTTGCCATCCATTTTGAAATAAAGCTTTTGATATAGAGTTGGAAAACCTTCATAAGCATCTAATGCTTTTTCACAATCTGAAGTAATATTCCAAAGTCCTGCTGATAACATACTATCCTTACAAGGAATAATATCAGCTACACTTCTAAACACTAACTTCCATCCATCAACTACAATTCCTTCTAGTGGTTTTGCTTTTGGGCATCTCCTAGACATCTGTTCTACATTAAGGTTACTGCCATATGCTAAATATAATTTACTCATGTTATGCTCTCCTCAACTGTGTAGCTCTCATGTCAAAGAACTCTTTTACATACTCTGGTTGTCCTGCCATTAATGAACTATCGTTATCTTCATTAGTCAATGTTGTACGAAAGTGTTTTGTCATAAACTCTTTAAACTTAGTAGCATTAAGTTTTCCCTTGCCATTTTGATTTTCATAAAGATTAGCAAGTGTAGTATATCCAATTCTATCACCTCTTTTCTCTTCAGCAGTTCCATTAAATCTCTCTGCTTGACTTAATCTACAAGTGGTTCCATTCTCATCAATAACAAACCAAGTCCCTCTATAAAATAACTTTCCCCCTAAAGATGCAACTTGTTCTCTAATAGAAGCAAACATAGCTGAACTTTTTCTAGGCTTGTATGTCGGTGAAACTTTTAAAGAATTAGTTTTTAATTTAGATGATTGCTCAACAAAATTTTGTAAGAACTCAATCCAATTAGCAATCTTGTTATAATCTGTAGTGCCAGAATGTTGTCTGAATTCTATAGTTTTATATCTGCTATAAGAATGAACATTTACTTTTGAGTATCTTGTATGAGAACAACTCATAATAGCACTAGCTAAATCGTTATAAGTATCTTCCATTGCATCTAATCTAGCTAATCTCTGAGCAGAGAAAGTATCAGCAATGCTTTGACACATACTATTGGTATTTGCTCTTCTGCTAATTGGCATCCAACTATCAATAACAGACTCATTATCTTTATATCTTTTAATAACAAAATATACATCTTTGCTTGATAAATTAGAAGCTTCAATGTGAACATGAATTCCACATGAACGATTTACTTGGTCCATGTCTGAATTTCTTTTCGAAGCAGATATTGCCTTAGTTGCTTTCTTAACTGCAAGTAATCCTTCTTCTCCTTCAAGTATTGGAGAAACTAATTCATATCCCCCACTTACTGAAGAATCAGTAACAACTTTCCAATGACTTGTAGTCTCATGAGTATATCCATGATATTGACAGTCTAGTCCTTGCTCTCTCATTGCATTAACTAACTTAGTTCTGTCTGTGTTGACTACTTCTATTTCAATTCCAAATCTTCTTTGCATTTTTTATCCCCTTGTTTATATATACTAATATATATATATGTTTACATATGTCAACAAGTAATTTAAGTAAGTAATAAACGCAGAAAACAAGGCTTTTAAAAAAAAGTTTTTGTTGAAATAATAAACTAAACCATATATATTACGAATCATGGCGAATCAATCAGTTAAAAATAAACCTACTGCAAGTATACTAGAAGAGATAAGAGAATTATATGTTACTGGCACAGAAAACCAAACTGGAGAAAGGGTTTACCCATCTATTCAATCTTTAGCAAAAGACTTCAATATTGCTGAGGTTACCCTATTTAGAAAAGCAAAAGATGGCGATTGGAAAGAACAAAGACAAATATTTGAAAGAAAACTAGCTGAAGAAAAAGATGCTAAGAAAAGAGATATGATGGTTAAAGAGTCAGTAGAGTTTGACGCAAGAAACTTAAATTTAGCGAAAGCAATGCAAGGACAGATAACTCATTTGATAAGTCAAGGAGCTAGAGCAATACAACAAAACAACACAGCAAAGCCTTTTAGTCCAGAAAGTTTGACCAAACTAGCTACAGCATTAATATCTGTTCAAAAGATTGGAAGATTAGCATTAGGCGATACAACAGAAAATACGAGGATAAATGCAGAATTTAATGATGAAAGCACAGCAAGACAAGTTGATGAAATTCTTGCCGAAATTGCAGAAGCAAAACGAAACAGCGAGAAAGCAGTACATTGACTGGGTTGCTAAAGCTAGACCAAAACAAATAAGCCCTGCAGGTTCTTGGAACATTTGGCTCATTCTAGCAGGAAGAGGATGGGGAAAAACAAGAACTGGTTCTCAAGATGTTGTTCACTATGCTTTGACAAATCCAAATACCAGATGTGCTGTGGTCGCACCAACATTTGGAGATTTAAGAAGAGTATGCTTTGAAGGAGATAGTGGTATATTATCCATTATTCCAGAAGATTGTTATTACAAAGGCTCTAAAGGAAAAGGCTATAATAAATCAGCAGTAGAGATAAATTTATATAACGGAAGTATCATACAAGGATATGCAGCAATAGAGCCAGATAGATTTAGAGGACCACAGTATCATAGAGCTTGGTGTGATGAGTTAGCCAGTTGGAGATATCCAGAAGCTTACGACCAACTACAATTTGGAATGAGATTAGGAACGCATCCTCAGACAGTTATAACAACTACTCCTAGACCAACAGAGTTGATTAAAGGAATTATGGGCAGAGATGATGCAATGATAACTACAGGAAGCACATTTGAAAATAAAGATAATCTAGCACCATCTGCTTTGAAAGCTTTTAAAGAAAGATACGAGGGAACAAGATTAGGAAGGCAAGAACTATATGCAGAAATATTAGATGATTTTGAAGGAGCATTATGGACCTATTCAATGATAGAAAAACAAAGAGTAAAAGTATTGCCAGAGATGCAAAGAATAGTAGTAGGAGTTGACCCTGCTGTAACAAACAATGTTAATTCAGATGAAACAGGTATAATTGTAGCAGGAAAAGGGGTTGACCAAAAGTATTATATAGTAGATGATGTATCTGGTAAAATGTCTGCTGATAATTGGGCGAAAGTTGCTATAAACGCTTATTATAAGTATAAAGCAAATATGATAATAGCTGAAGTTAATAATGGAGGAGATTTAGTTGAAAGACTAATAAGAGGAATAGACAATATGGTAAAGTATAAATCTGTTTCAGCTACAAGAGGTAAATTAGTAAGAGCAGAGCCTATTTCAGCATTATACGAACAAGAGAAAGTTTCTCATTGTGGAATATTCAAAACACTAGAAGACCAAATGTGTAGTTATACTGGAGATAGGCACAAGTCCCCAGATAGATTAGATGCTATGGTTTGGGCAATGACAGAACTTACATCATCAAGCAAACAAGCCATGTGGAGGATAACATAATGGGAATTAAAAATGCGTGGAAAGCTTTATTAGGCAACACACAAACAAAATATAATCAATCTCCTATAGTTTCATATCATCAAACAGGATATAATAACAGGACAAGAAGAGATAGTTACAATGATTTAGCAACAGATGGTTATATAGAAAATGCAGTAGCTTATAGATGTATAAATGAAATAGCAAATGGAGCTTCAGCAGTTGATTTTAAATTAATGCGTGGAGACCAAAAAATAGAAGACAGTCCATTGCTTGATTTACTTGCTAAACCAAATCCAACTTGCTCTCAGTTTGAATATTTTAGACAAGTATATAGTTATCTTTTATTAGCAGGAAATTCTTATTTATTAAGAGTAGGAGATGAAATACCAAAAGAGTTGCACACATTAAGACCTGATAGAATACAAATAAAAACTTCTAGTCATCATTATCCAGAATCTTATAATGTGGTTATAGATGGAAAAACAAAAGCAGTATATCCAGTAGATGCAATTAATGGGCAATCAGAAGTAAAGCAAATTAAAACATTTCATCCTTTAGATGATTATTTAGGTTTGAGTCCAGTTATGCCAAGTGCATCAGATATTGACCAACATAACTTAACAAACAGGCATAACAGTCATTTACTTGTAAACGGAGCTAGACCAAGTGGAGCAGTAGTATATAAGCCTAAAGACGAAGTAGGAGCAATGACAACTCTTACAGACGCTCAGAGAGAGCAGTTAAGGTCAGACCTACAGTCAAGATTTACAGGAAGTGATAATGCAGGTAGAACTATGATACTTGAAGGAGATTTTGATTATAAAGAAATGGGATTATCACCAAAAGAAATGGACTTTTCTAATATGAAAAATTTAAGTGCTAGAGATATTGCTTTAACATTTGGAGTTCCTGCACAATTAGTTGGTATACCAGATGCACAAACTTACGCTAATATGGCTGAAGCAAGACTAGCATTATATGAAGAAACAATCATTCCATTATTGCGTCATGTGCAATCAGATTTAAATGAATGGCTAACTCCTATTTTTGGAGATGATTTAAGACTAGAATATAACATTGACGGTATACCTGCAATTACAGAAAGAAGAAGAATGGTTACTGATAATATTCTAAGAGCAGTTAGTGAAGGAGTTTTAACTAGAAATGAAGCCAGAGAGAGATTAGACTTAGAGCCTATATCTGGAGGAGATGATGTTTATATACCTGCTAATTTATTTCCATTAGGCAGTCCAGAGGCTGCTCCTAAACAGCCATTGACAGGAGAAGATGCAGAAAAGATAGCTGAAGAATATTATGGTATAAAAAGACAAGTTAGAGATGATGTTTTTACTACAATAGAAGAAGCAGAAGGAAGAGCATTAGAGCTTGGGTGTAGAGGATATCATGCTCACACAGAAGGAGATAACACAGTTTTTATGCCATGTGAAAGCCATAATGATTATACAGAAATAACTGGGGATGAGTTAAAAGTTCCTACTGACCCTAGAATGGGAGAAGGAAGAGATGTATTTGATTCTGTAGGAGAAGCAAGGGCAAGGGCAGATGCTATTGGTTGTGATGGAACACACACATTAAAAACTCCAGATGGTAATGTTTATATGCCTTGTAGTTCTCATGCTATATATTTAAGAGAAACAGGACAGAATAAAGCAGAAAGTGATATAGATACAAAGCCCACAGAAGCAATGGCAGTAGAAGCCAAAAGAGCATTAGATTGGAAAAAAGAAGGAAGAGCAGGAGGAACAAGAGTAGGTTTAGCTAGAGCAAATCAATTAGTAAACAGAGAAAGACTATCCCCAGACGTTGTAAGAAGAATGTTTAGTTTCTTTTCAAGACATGAAGTAGATAAAGAAGCAGAAGGTTTTTCCAGAGGAGAAGATGGTTACCCATCAGCAGGAAGAGTAGCTTGGGCTTTATGGGGAGGAGATGCAGGATTCTCTTGGTCAAGAAAAGTTAGAAACCAACTAAATGCTGAAAGAGATGATAAAGAACTAGAAGAAGAAGTAACAATGAAAGCAGATGAGGATAAAGCAGAACTTAGTGGTAAAATCAAAAAGACTATAGCTAACAAAGTAAAAGAACATAACGATAAGCAAGGAGACAAAAAGGGAAAAAGAGTAACTCAAGGAATGTTAGAAGCAGTATTCCGTAGAGGAGTTGGAGCTTACAGGACAAACCCAGAAAGTGTACGAAGGAATGTTATGGGTCCAGACCAATGGGCTATAGCTAGAGTAAACGCTTTTCTATACGCTGTAAGAAGTGGTAGATTTAGAGGAGGACAATTTGATAGAGACCTATTGCCAAAAGGACACCCATTATCTAAAAGGGATTAAATGCGTAGCAATTTACAGTTCAAGCAAACTAGATTTATAAATGCTAGAAAAGAATTAAAAGAACAGAATAGAATAAGAGTAAACTTTGAAAAGTCTATGCAAAGAAAACTCATTATTATGTTTAATGATATAGGCAACAAAGGAGCAAACACATATGAGTCAACAGGTACAACAGGGCTTGGTGCTTATTTTTCTAAAACAAGAACACAAGTAGAAAGAACTTTAAAGCCTTTTTATATTCGTATCATACAAACATTTTCAGATAGATTAGAAAAAAGATTTACAAAGAAAGAAGGAAATTTCTTTGATATTCTTACTGAGAGATATATGCTTTCCATTGGTGCAAACCACATATCAGATATTGATACTACTACAAGAAAACAACTACAAAGAGTAATAAGCCTTGCACAGAAAGATGGATTAGGAGTAGCACAAACAGCTAGACAAATAGAACAAAGATTTCAGCCTAGATTTACAAGAGCTAGGTCAGCAACAATAGCAAGAACAGAAACACATAGTGCGGCAAGTTTTGCTAATCACGAAATGGGAAAAGAACTAAGAGGCTCTGGTGTGCAGATTAAGAAGCAGTGGGTATCAACTGGAGATGAAAGAACTAGATTAGCTCATATAAATGCTAACGGAACAACAGTTCCAATGGATGAGGCTTTTACAGTAGACGGAGCAAAGATGCAGTATACTGGAGACCCTAACGGAGGAGCAAGAAATGTTATTAATTGTAGGTGTGTAACTTTATATATTGAAGATGAAACTGTAGTATATGATTCTCCAACTGTAAATACAACAACTAGATTGCCACCTGTAAAAGATAGATTTGTAGGATTTGGAGAAACTAATCCAGATGAATTAGATTGGCATAACTCTTCATGGGATAATTCTCCATTAGGAATAAAGAATTTAATTAGCCTATTCCCCCCATTAGTGAAAGTAGATAGAACAACAGGAAGAGGTGCTTATGCTCACAGAGTTTTTACAGATAAACCAATCCATTTGCACGACAAAAAAGATAAAGGTAATGTTTTTATTCATATGAGAGGAGCTAAAGGAGATAATGAAATAAAAAAAGTAGATAGACAAGATGTCTGGAGACATGAATATGGTCATGCTATGGATATGCAGATGATTACTATTTTAGATAAAAAGCCAAAATTAAGCAGGTATAATGAAGTTCAATTACAATCAAATAGAACTTTTGGAGATGAGTTATATAGTGCTAACTTTGCAGAGGAAATATTAGAGGACAGAAAAGCATTAGCAAAAAAATTCAGAAAGGAACCTACTTATAATGAAATAAAAGAGGGATGGTATGAAAATGCAAAAACACTTCAAAAAGAAGGCTTTTTAACAAATAAGACTTTGTTTGATGATGTAGGAAACAGAAAATTAGCTTATCAAGATTATGTTCCAACAGAAAAAAGAATAGATGAAGCTTTTTTAGATAAGTATTTGACAGATGGCAAAATATTTACAAAAGAGGAACTAAAAGCTATAATTTATAGTAATGAAGGTAAAGAAAAGATTTTTAAAAAATCAAGAGTTAGTGGAGGTAAGTTGAATCAAGCTCATGTTGCAAATAGAATTCTTAGAATAAATTTTGCCAATAAGACTGGTTTTGTTAGAGGACAAAGTGAAGGTATATTTGCTGAGTTAAGAGAATTGGCTAGTATGACTGATAATTTGAATACAAGAAGTCAAGTTGGTACTTTAGCAGATTATTTTGGTGCAATCACAAATGAAGCTATTGGTTTTGGACATGGAAAAGGTTATTACTCAAGTTTTCCATCATTAGCAAGAGGTGTGTCAACAGGGCATGGAACTGAGGCTTTTGCAAACTTTATATCTTTTGCAGGGGATGAAACATTGACAAAAATATATAAGCCTATTATTGATAGATACGCACCTAAAACACAAAAGCAATTTGACAAAGGAATAAAAGATTTACAGGAGCAAATTAAATGAGTAGGAAAAAAGATTACATAGAACAATTAAAATTAAATGTTATTGAAAGTATACTACCAGAAGAAATAGCTCAAATACAAATAACATATATTGATAAATTTGGATATGGAGCTAGAGCAGATTTATATGATATTGAAGCATATAGAACTGGTTTTCAAGGAAAAACTAATAAACTATTTAGAGGACAGTATATTGCATTTGTTAGAGGTAATATAGAAAATAATAAAAGAATTACATATGATGATTGGAATTTATTTAGAGGATATCCTATAAATAATATTGGGGATGTTACTAGATATGCACTTACTTAGGAACAAAAAAAATGATTGACCCAATAACAGCGTTCTCAGCTATATCAGCGGCAACTGGAGCTATCTCTAGTGCAATCAATGCAGGGAAAGATATAAGCTCTTTGGGAGGACCTATAGCGAGATATGCAAAAGCAGAGGCAGAATTACAAGTAGGTGCAAAACAAAAAAGAAATAGTATCTTTTCCAAAATAGGTGGTGTAGAAGAAAATGCTATAAATGACTTTTTTAAAAAAGAAGAAGTAGCACAAGCTAGAGCAAAGCTTAGAGAAATGTTTATGCTTTATGGAAAACAAGGACAATGGGAAAGATTACAAGCAGAGATAGCTAGACAGAGAAAGTTACAAATGGAAGCTATAGAAGAAGAAACAAGAAAAAAGGCTAGAAACCAATCAATAATACTTGTAGGAGTAATATCTTTATCTGGATTAATTGGAGGGTATTATTACATAAGTTACCTAATGAGTATATGAAGATAAGTAGAATGAATATAAAACTAGAAACTATTATTTATATTGTTGTTATTGTTATAGGTGCAGGAGTTGCCTATGGTTCATTAACTACAAGAGTTTCTGAGCTAGAAGATAAAACATCATATATACAACAAATGGCAATAGATATTTCTGTGATTAAAGAAAAAGTTAGCAACATAGAAAAGACTGTAAATAGTGTCAGAGATTAATCAAACAGTAAACAATCCAACTACAGAAGATTACTCAGAAGGCGATATAATTATCGAAGAAGGAGCATTAGATGGGTTTCAAGGCAAGACAATAAACATTACTGAGAATAGTGGTGGTAAAAGCGATTTAGAAGTTGGAA